TTGAGGAATTAGGCCTTGCTTAGATTTTTTAATAGATAATAGTCCTCTAGGAGGTTCAACACCATTAGTAGAATTAGTTACTAAGGAGCTAGATTCACAAGGCATGAGAGCAGTAAGCGTAGAATTTCTCATACCATACTCTTTTACTTCTACTCTCAAAGCCTCCCAATCTAATTCCAGCTTACGAGTTACAATCTTATCAACTTCTTTACAATAAGTATCAATTGGTAAAATACCTTTAGAATATTTTGTACGATCAAAATATTCACATGCACCTTTTTCTTTAGCTAAATTAACTGAAGCCTTAATAAGAGAGTATTGGATGTGCTCCATAAGCTCATCAACAACATTACAGGCTTCCGGATCATCGTATGTTACACCATGCTTAGCTAAGTAATAAGCTAGATTAGTAATACCCACTCCAATGCTTCTACGCTTCTTCATCTTAAGAGAAGCTTTAACGGGATAGAACTGATACTCGATAACATAGTCTAAGCTACGCACAATGTTATCACAAATGCCTTGTATCTCGTCTAACTTCTTAATAGCACCAATATTAATGGCAGATAATACACATAAAGGTTCGGTAGCTAAACTCTTCGAGAAGGAATGGAATGACCGTGACTCAGGACGAGAGATTATCCTACACAGTTTCCAGATCGAAGGAGAGAAGAGGTACTTCCGTACTGGCACTAAGCGACCGAACTTCAACGAGGGCGATTACATCTCGTTCGTGGCTGATAGCAAGTCAGGCAACGTGGACCTGAAATCTGTAAAGCAACAAGAGGCGGAGACAGTACAGGCCCCAAAGCCGCAAGGCTCAACGGCGCCGAGTGGCTCTGCCGGGAGCCGCGACGGGTACTGGGCAGCGAAGGAAGCGCGGGATATCGAGGTGACAGCACCGCGGATAGCGTACTCAGCAGCACAGAAGAATGCGACGACGCTGGTTGCCGCTGCGCTGGCAGCAGATGCCTTGTCGTTCGGTTCGACTGCGAAGGGCAAGCGTTTGGATATGCTTGTGGACTTTGTGGAAATGACAACGTTAAGGTTAGCCAAGCTTCAGACTGAAGGGCATACGCTGGTGGCAGAGTTCGTGCCGCAGGTTAAGGCTTCATCGGATGATGACAATGAGTAATCGTATCGTACATGACAACGAGAACTACGCCGTGGCAGTTACCGGTTCAGGCACCGGGTACGAAGTAGTCAACAAGAACTACAACGTGACTGAGTTCGAGTCGATCAGCTTACCGGAGTGCATCTTTGCAGCCGAGAACCTGAACGTCGTGATCACCCATGAGACGTGGAAGTGGGTAGCTAAGACAGCCGATTCCCAAGCAGAGCAGGACCGCAAGGCCGCGGCTCTGACCTCTGGGTTGAAGCTGATAAACTAATGATCATTCACTTCGATGCTGACCTACTGGTGTACCGATGCGCGTTTGCCGCGGAGAAGAAGCACCGCTACCTCACAGTATATGACGACTACGACGAGGAGACAATCTCACACTGGGCTACGGCCCTGGATATGAAGGACCATATCGAGACTCTCCCGAAGGGTACGAGATACGAAGTAGAGGCAGTAAGGGAAGCAGAGCCAGTAGAGAACGCACTATTCCTAGTACCACGGATGGTAGGTGTAGTGCTTGAGAAGCTGGCGTGTAGTGAGTCTGATCTTATCATGTACCTGAGTGGGAGTGATAACTTCCGCGACGGTGTGGCTACGATCAAGCCGTACAAGGGGAACCGGGACAAGGCCGAGAGGCCTGTCCACGGCCCCGCGATACGGAAGTTCATCAAGGATAAGTACAACACGAAGGTGTCAGTAGATGAAGAGGCGGACGACGAGATAGGCTACTCGCATTATGCGATGTACTGTCAAGACCCGCACAGTTCTCTTATCTGCACAGTTGATAAGGACATGGACATGATACCCGGGATGCACTATAACTTCGTCAAGGAGGAGAGTTACTTCGTAGACGAGGACCAAGCGGATCGCATATTCTATATGCAGCTACTTACTGGTGATGGTGTAGATAACATACCTGGACTTCCTAGGGTAGGACCAGCGACCGCAGCGAAGATGCTCAAGGACAAGACTACAGTGCTTAGCATGTACGAGGTGGCGAAGAAGGCCTACGCTGAGAAGTACGAACATGGGATGGACGCGCTCCGAGAGAACGCTCGTCTGTTATGGATACGTAGACGACCGGGTGAGTGGTGGCAGCCACCAGTCGAGGAGGATTGGGATGCAGAGTAAGAAGGGAAGTATGCTAGAGACGTCCATGAATATAGGGAGCGGCTTCATATTGTCAATGATTACATGGCAGATAATAGCTAACCCTTTGTTCGGGTATGATGTATCGTGGGACGACAACCTAATGTTGACGTCTATCTTCACAACCATAAGCCTGATACGCAGCTACGCATGGCGACGTATCTTTAACTGGAGGGCTAAACAATGTGGGTAACAACAGAGAGCAGGCAGTCAGCTAGGCTGCATAAGGCACAGTCATTCTTTGCAACTAAGGTAGTGATACCACAGGATGTGGCTGACCGAATCTATGAGCTACAGGATAAGATCAAGGAGGCAGAGAAGTACTTGGGTGCAGTAGCGTCAGGTACACAACCGGAGACACTTACATGGCTAGACGAAAAAGCAACGCTCGTAGTAGTAAAAGAATCGCCGCGCAAAAGGAAGGCTTCCGCTCGCACTTCGAAAGGGAAGTCGCCGCAGAAATCCTCGCCTGCGGAGGAGCCTACGACTACGAGCCAGAAGACGCCAAAGTAAAGTACACACAGAAGCTGTCCACGTACACACCGGACTTTGTACTACCGAACGGGATCATCATTGAGACGAAGGGTAGACTGACGGTGCACGACAGGACTAAGCACAAACTTATACGAGACCAGCATCCTGAACTTGACATACGCTTTGTATTTCAATACGACAACCCTATCTTTAAGGGGTCTAAGACGAAGTACAGCATGTGGGCTGAGAAGCAGGGATTCAAGTGGGCGATACGCTACGTGCCAAAGGCGTGGCTAAAGGAGAAAGCTAATGTTACCTAAAGAACCTAAGGAGAGAAAGGATGTACCTATCGCAAGTGGTGTTATTGATTATTTCCCCGATGCTATTGTTGATATTGCTAGGCTCAGTCGCATTGGTAATGACCAACACAATCCCGGTAAGCCACTCCACTGGGACCGAAGTAAAAGCGGAGACGAGAGTGATGCTCTTATGCGTCACTTCGTCGAACGTGGACAAATTGATGCAGACGGAGTGCGTCATAGTACCAAGGTAGCATGGCGTGCACTTGCACTATTACAGAAGGAGGTAGAGAATGAAGGAAGCGCTGCTTCAGAACATGAACAACTTGCTGTCAATCTTGAGAGCCGATGGAACGCGCTATTCGGTAAACAGGAAGACCTTTTTGCAGATAGAGGAGGAGATACGAAAGCTGGCGACTTACAGCCATGCTATAGAGATTGGAAGTCTCGTGCTGACGGTCTGCCCTCATGAAGCTCTTGATAACGGAGGCGACGGAGAGCAGGATACGGATGCTGACGGAGCAGGCACAGAAGGAGATGGTACCGTCTGACCCCGGCATCGAGGACTTGATACTTGAGATCGAAGATGATCTTGACAATGCGGAAAGAATCGAAGGAGATATATATGTCTACTGAAAACCCCAGCGGCATGAGGGTGCTGACTCTTGATATAGAGACCAGTCCCATTGATGCCTACACGTGGGGCCTCTGGCAGCAGAACGTTGGTCTTAACCAGATCAAACAAGCTACCAGGATGCTAACGTGGGCTGCGAAGTGGGAGGGCGAAGACTATGTATATCTTGGTTCTGAAAGCTTCCAGTCGCATGAGGATATGGTACTAGAGATATACGAGATGGTTAACGAGGCTGATGCAATCGTAGGGTTTAACTCCCAATCGTTTGACATGAAGCATCTGAACCGTGAGTTTGTTGAACTAGGCCTGTCACCTCCTACGAAGTACAAGAACATTGATCTATTACGTGTAGTAAAGACCATGTTCAAGTTCCCCAGCAACAAGCTGGACTACGTAGCTGGTGTGTTACTTAACGAGCACAAGCTAGACACAGGAGGTATGTCCCTCTGGGTCGAGTGCTTGAATGGTAACAAGGCTGCTTGGAAGAAGATGGAGGACTATAACATTGAAGACGTCTTACCCACAGAGCGACTTTATCATCGCATTCAGGGATGGGTACCTGCACATCCTAACCGGGCACTCTGGATCGCCGATCAAGAGAATCCCATCTGCCCTAACTGTGGATCAACA